TGGACAAATCTTACGGAAATTTTAAAAGAGACCAATTTGATATAGATGGGGCGTGGGTATATTATGATTTAGATAATGACCAAAGTGTTTTTATAGCACGTTTCAAATACAACAAAAGCTTACAAGGTCGTTTTGTTACTTTTCTTAAAAACAACTTTTCTGTTGCAGAATATTTAGGTCTTATTGAGACAGGTATGTCACCAATGGCTATATTAAGAACCAAAGGTTTTCAGACAGTTTAACTTAACAGGGGAGGTTGCCCTCCCCAAAACTTTAACTTATAGGAGATACAATGAGTATAGATATCAGAATAGATTCATATGACATTAGCGACATGGACGAAAGACTTGATAGAGCATTTGACATTAGAAATGGTTGGGGTGCTGATGCTGTAAGTGATGACAACATAATGTGTACAGACAATCTTAGTCACTTTCCTCAAGGAAGTATCCACGCTGTCATCCAAAATCAACAATGTCAAATTTTTGACCAACAAGACAAAATTGACAGACTTATTAAAGGCATTCAAAAACTTGAACGTACTGTTTTTGAAATTACTGATGCCTTAGATAGTGTTGGTAAAAACTTTTTTGCAATAGGTATGAAGCAAAATTCTAAAGCAAACGCTGAGGTTAAATAATGCACACAATTACTCACAATACTAAATACGTTAATAGATACACTAGAAGTGGAGTTGATGGTAAAGAAATCATTTGTCCAGTATGTGATAAAAATTCTACTGTCTATCATTTTTCTTGGTCTGCAATTGAATGTGATGGATGTCATTCAGATGTAGAAAAAAATGCTTGGATAATTAAAAGTAAAAAACCTAATGTTAGAAATCTAAGAACTACAATGTATGTACGTGAGACTTTTCAAAAATTTGTAGATGGTAACCTTGAAAAGTTTGATGCTTACGGATTAGTTTTTGACCAATTAGACAAACGTAGAATTACTTTGACTGAGATATGTGATATTGCAAACTCAGTTGGAATAGCGAGACGTGTTATTATAATGAGAAGACACCAATTTTTAGGAATGATATAAGGAGACATTATGACTACAGTTAAAGCATTAGAAGATGGAGAGTTTGGCGTTTCATTAGAAGACTCAATACAACCTGTCAAATTTGATGGTGAGGGAGACGTTGAGATTTTTTCAACATGGGTTAAGGCTAAGTGGACAAGAGTTGCTGTTTCAATTGATGACGAAACTCGTAAAAAATTGGTAAAGTTTCCAAGCGCTCAATATCTAAGTTTACAGTCTAGCGATTTAGTTGTACGTAATGATATTGATGATATTGCTTTAGATACTCTACGTCTTAAAAACTTTATATCTTGGGATATACATTTATATTGTAAGCGTAATCAAGTAGACGAAATTATATTTAGGGGTTGACAAATCATATCGAATGTTGTATAATCACATCGTGATTGAATTAATCACATAACAAAATAGGAGAATATATGCCACAAGTTAATGACCCAAATAAAGCTAAATTAGCGCAGTTTGCATTTGGCAATGGAAAATTTACCAAGAGTGTTTTAGTAGGTTCTCGTGAGGTTCGTAGAAAACTAGCTAGACAAGCTAAAAAAACTGGAGGTAAATAATGGAGACTAATGAAGATTTTGCACGTGGTGATGATTGGGAGACTGAGCATCAACACAACAAGTCAGAGGCTCTTGAATCTTGTATCGCTGAAGCTAGTGAAATAACTTTAGCTGTTGAGCATTTAATAACTGAAGCTGACAACTCTGTTGAGCAACGTAACATTACTGAATTACATACTGCTGTCAAGAAGATAGTAAATTTGCGATTCTATGACTTTACTGCCACAGTTGAAGGAAAGTATGACGTTACAGAAGAAGTCTTTGAATACAACTTCTCAGAGCAGTTAATGGATTTTTTAAATGATGCACTTGGATATAACTATAAGGAGCTATTTGTATGAGCATTTCAGATTACTATTTTGATGAAATTAATTCAGAGGAACATCTTGCTGAATTAGACAACCAAGAACCACCAACTAAGGAGAGCGATGATGAGTAACCAAACTGAAGTTTTAGCCTATGTACGTAACAAAGGCAGTATTACATCTTTAGAAGCGATTGACCATATAGGTGATACACGATTAGCATCAACTATTTTTATCATGAAAGAAAAGGGTCATATTTTTAATACTGAATATCCTGTCAAAGTAAAAAACAGGAGAGGTGATGATAGATACGTTGCTAGGTATCATTACAAAGGGCATGGCGTTCCAGTTGCAAAAAGAGATGATTTATGGAAGGGAGAAGCATAATGACAACAGTCAAAACAACCAAGGTACAAGGTGGCGCAGACTATGCAATGGTGCATGAGAGGGTTAAAGCTTTTTGTGCAAGGTACGAGAATGGACAAATACTTACTGAGATAGTTAAAGACGAGCAAGGTCATGTAATTTTTAAAGCACATGCAGTTGTTGATGGTCTTATCAGAGGTACTGGACATGCTCACGAGCTTGAAGGGTCTAGTAACATTAATAACACTTCGCATTATGAAGCATGTGAGACTAGTGCTGTGGGGCGTAGCCTTGCGTTTTTAGGCTATTCTCCTGATGGAAGCTTGGCGAGTTTCGAGGAAATTGAGAACGCTAAGTTACAGCAATCTAACATTGGTGTACACAAAGCAACGTTTGATGTTGCAGTTGCCTATATATCAACATCCTTTCAGATGGCTATAGACGAAGAAAATGAAGAACAAATTTCTGAGTGTCAGAAGGATATGAGAGGCAATGACCCATTACGTTCAGCAGTTAATGCTACGTTGTCTGACATGCAAAAATCTTTTCTTATTGAACGTCAGCAAGGTATGACTAAAGCACGTCAAGAAAAGTCTGCTGAAAAATTATCAAGTAACATAGCACATGCGAAAGCTTTTGCTGAAAAGAACTCAGAGGTATAGTAGCACCTACGCTGAAGTCGGGGAGTCCTATCCTCGTAAGTTAAAGACAAAAGCTACTGGATTGACTGCCCTAAGCAGTCACCTAATTTAATATAAGGAGAAAAAATGTCTATAAACAAGGTTATTTTAATTGGCAACCTGACTAAAGATGTCGACTACAAACATGCAAGTACACCAATAGCTCTGCTTAATTTAGCAACAAATGAAAATTGGACAGACAAACAAACTGGTGAAAAAAAATCTAAAGCTGAATATCACAGGGTTGTCATTTTTGGCAAATTAGCTGACATCTGTCAAAAATTACAGATTCGCAAAGGCAGTAAGCTATATATCGAAGGGCAACTGACACATCGTAGTTACGAAGATAATACTGGTCAAAAGAAATATGTGACTGAAGTCAAGCTCTCAGGATTCAATTCTACCCTACAATTATTAGACAGCAAGGGGGAAGCTAAGGGTGAAATGGAAATTGGTGAGCTAGGTGAACCTAAACCTCATGAAGTCATAACACCAGTAGCAATGGACGAGGAGTTTGAAGATGACATTCCATTTTAAAATAATTGCTTTAACACTTGTAATTACAGGCTGTAGTGGATTGCAAGAAAAGTATGATGGATTGGTAATACCTCCTGATGTTATAGGAGATGACCAATTAATCTGCTCAAGCGAGACTATGACTGCATGTGATGGTTTCTTAACTCAAAAAGATATTGATAAGGAGAAATAATATGAGTAACAAATATAAGCCGTACTATTCAAGAGGTCTCAACGAGACGTTTATTACTGAAAACTTTACTAAAAAATCTCTTGAACGTTCATTACGTTTGCAAGGTGTTGAATTAGATAAGCGTAAATCCATGAAACGACTAATTGCAGAGAACTATGACATTCTTATTTGAAACTTTTGTGCCTATTGCTGTATTGCTTGGAGCTTGTATGATTTCAATGGGCTTAGTTATGTGTTTTATGACACTAGGTATGCCTGATGAAAAATAAATTCTCAGATAAAGACCTCATGAGATTTGCAGATGGTGAACTGCATGACAATAAGAAGGCTATGGATATTTTAAGCTTACTTGTTGAAGAAACACTTGAATCTGTAGAACTTAAAAAAAGATTGGCTGTGTACACCGAAACTCGCAATGCTTTGTTTAGTGGTTTAATTGATTTACATAGGAGAAAACAATGAGAAAGATATGGTTATGGTTAATTTTTTTCTATTCAGTTGGATTTATAATTGAAGTTACTGCAATAGTTTATATTGCATTGTGGTTTCATCAATACGAACAATATATTCTCTAATGGGAAATCGGAGAACAATTACTTACATCTTAGATGATGGTCAGAAGGTTACGTCTAAACAATTAGCAAAACAACTTGGTGTTACTAACTCGGCGGCAAATAATAGATTAAAAAGAAGCACAGACCCTAAAAAAGTTTTTAAACCTTATGTAGAAGGTCAAGGTGGAGTGGCAAGAGGCTCTCAGAAGGATAAGGAATTACAAGCAAAATTAAAAGACAAAGAAATGTTAGAATTAGCTTTGAAGCACATATGATTGTACGACCTATACAAAACTATGAAACAAAGACGTGGCTTTTAAACAAACATTATGCCAAGCGTATGCCTTCTATATCGTATGCGTTTGGACTTTATGAAAATGATTCTTTAGTTGGTATTTGCACATTTGGCTCACCTCCTAGCCCATCATTATGTGTTGGTGTATGTGGAGAAGAACACAAAAGCAAAGTTGTTGAATTAAACAGATTAATTTTAGAAACTGACAAACCTAATAGTGCATCTTTTTTAGTCAGTCAATCTTTAAAATTATTGCCAAAACCTTCTATTGTAGTAAGCTATGCTGATACTAAGCAAGGTCATGTAGGCTACATCTATCAAGCAACTAATTTTCTTTATACAGGCTTATCAGCTTCTAGAGTTGACTGGGCAGTTAAAGGCTTAGAGCATATGCATTCAAAAACATTATCTGAAGGCATGACCCTAGAAAGTATGGAAGAAAAATACGGAGATGATTTTTATCATAGAGAGCGAGATAGAAAACATAGATACATTTTTTTTACAGGTTCAAAATTGCAAAAGAGAAAATTAACAAAACTTTTAAAATATGAAACTGAAACATATCCAAAGGGAGAATCTAAGAAATATGATGCTTCAGGATACGTAGAAACCCAATCTGTCTTCAATTTCTAAAACTATTTAATTAATTAGACTTGACTTTTAGTATCAAGTATGGTATAATGACTTCGTCATTGAAACAAAATGACTGTGTTTTAACTAAATAGGAGATAGAATTGAAAGCAGTAAACACACACTTCATGCGAAAAAATGGTAGACAACAACATCGCATGGCTTTAGTTATTAATGAGGGTCGCAAATGGACTCAGGTTGTCTTCATGGAATACCCAGTCCAAGTTGAGAAAGTCTCTAACAAGGAAGCTAAGAATTTTGACCATGTTCCTAAACTTGACAATAAACTTTATAGACAAATGAAGTTGATGGCTAAGATTTGGTATGGCAGAAAATCGAATGCCCCTAAAAATATCCAAACATCTTTATGGAGGAATGCATGAGCAAGATAAGTGCAGAGGCTAGAGAGGTCTATGGTCAAGTCTACAAGATATGGAAAGACTCAACAGGAACAGCTACAGTTGGTCGTGATGGATTTGGTAAAAACCCTTCACCTTATCCACTAGCCAAAAGATTTATTAGGCAGATAT